ATTTGAAGTTCTACGTTATTCGCACCATTTTGAACATGATTAAGTCCAATGATAGTACATTCCACAATAAATTTAGAAAAGTTTATGAGGAAGTACCTAATATAGTAGAAACTCCAAGTGATTTTGAGATAATGGAGGCAAAGTTTGAAAAGGTGGAGGAATTTCACGATAAACTACCATTCTACGAGAACAACCTACTTAAATACTATTTAAAATATAATTGCAAGGCTAAGAAGTTGAGCAACGATACTGGCATTCCGGTACGAAGTATTTATGAAACCATCTCTAAAATCAAAAGAAAAGCCAAAATGAGCGACTTATTTAACGAGAAAATCAAATTCACTATTTTGTGCGAAATAGATGTTCCAAAAGAATGGGACATTGACCAAATCCTTGATGAGTTGGATAAGGTATTCAAAAAAGTACAAGAAAATAAAGAAAACAAATTTACTCCTATATGCTACAAAATATCATAGCAACTTTGATTGTAATGGTAGTATGGTTTGAAATCTACCAAGTTCCAAGCTGGAATAAGTATTTAAAAAAGAAGCCATTTGGTTGCGAGTATTGTCTGCCGGTATATGCTTATTTAATAATTTCACTTTTGCCTATTTATATTAAAGAGATTATTATAGGTGCATTCCTTTCAGTAATCTTATTTCAATTAATCATAAAATTTATAAGAAAATGACACAAGAAGAATTAGATTTTTTATTTGTTACCCAATTAGACAACTCAATTAGCATTCAATATGAAGTATTGAGAAACCTAACTCAACCAGTATTTGAGCAGTATAAAGCAATCCACAATAAGTATCTATATGAAAGCAATGATAGAAACAACTGTGGAAGCTGCGTTTTTGAACTTGTAAACCGAGTATATAAATATGCCAATAAATATAAAGAAAGCCTTAAAGTCTCTCAACAACCGAGTGAAGCACCTAATCAAGACAGTGCGAATGGTAAGAAATCTAAAAAGAAAGTAGATGCCAATATATAAAATGACTAAAACAGAGGGTAAATTATTCAAATGATAAAGTTATCAAGTTTAAAGCTCAATCCAGAAAATCCAAGAGTAGTAAGAAACGAGAATTTTAAGAAATTGGTTGAAAGCATAAGGACATTCCCTAAAATGCTTGAGTTAAGACCTATAATTGTAGATGAGAATAACATAATAGTAGGTGGTAATCAAAGATATAGAGCTTTACTTGACTTAAATTACAAAGAAATAGAGGATACTTGGGTAAAGAAAGCTACTGATTTTAATGCTAAAGAGCTAAAGGAGTTCTTAATTAGAGATAATATCAATGCTGGAGAATGGGATTATGAGCAGTTAGCTAATGAATGGGATGCAATAGAGCTTCAAAATTGGGGGCTTGATGTGCCTATTTGGAATGAAGATAAGGAAGAGGATAATACAAAAGGAACTGGAACTATCTGCCCATCTTGTGGAGTAGAATTTTAATATGCAAAAACACACAAAACTATACCTTGATTACTTCGGATATGATACCGGCTCATTCATACCTTGTGAAGTATGTGGCACAAAGGCTACTGATATTCATCATATTGATTGTAGGGGTATGGGTGGCACGAAAAAGGAAGATACCATAGAGAACTTACAAGCATTATGTAGAATTTGCCACATTCGCTACGGAGATAAAAAGAATTATAAGGACTTCTTAAAAGAAACACATAAAAAAGTAATAGAATATCATAAATAACTATGGAACAACAAGGTAAATTAATTGAAGAGTCAAATTTTATGTTATTTCCAGATGGGAGATTGTTAAATTTGGAAACTAATCGCTTTAGAAAATTTGCTATTGATACCAATGGGTATTGTAAAATAAGAATTTTAATTAATGGTAAATTTAAAACATTCACTCAACATAGAATATTAGCAAAGCTATTTATAGAAAACAAAGAAAATAAAGGATTTGTTAATCATATAAATGGCATAAAGCATGATAATAGATTAGAGAATTTAGAATGGGTTACAAGGTCGGAAAATGAGTTACATGCTTATAGAACTGGATTAAAGAAAGCCCAAAAGCCAACTAAAAAATTAATAGATATTGCTAATGGTAAGATATATGAAAGTGTTAATGATGCAGTAATGGAAATTGAATTTTGTAGAACACACTTATGGAGAATGTTAAATGGAATTTGTATTAATAAAACTAATTTAAGATATTTGTAAACTATGCAACAAGATCCTATCGAATTTATAAGGTCATTCATGGAGCAAAATAGATACTTCATAGGTAATGATTTACTAATAGCATTCATAAAGGCTCAACAAATCCACGAGCATCAAGTTAAAACTGCCTATATTGAGAGTAATAGCTACCAATCTGCAGAGCAATACTTTAACGAAAAGTTTAATAGATAATTTAGAAACAAATAAGAGAAATGGCTAACGAACAGAATTTAAGACCGGCTAAAAAAGGAGAGGTAAGAAATCCTAATGGCAGACCAAGAAAGTTTGTGTCAGCTTTAAAAGAGCAGGGGTACAAAATGAGCGAGGTTAATGATGCTATTCAAGTACTTATGTCTATGACTCTTGAAGAGTTGGCAGATACATTTAAAAATCCAAATGCAACGATATTAGAAAAGACAGTAGCAAATGCTTTAAAGAAATCGCTTGAGAAAGGGAGTTTGTATTCTTTAGATACTTTAATGAGTAGGGTATATGGCAAACCGAAAGAAACTGTCAGCCAAGAGGTAACTATTAATACTGTAAATGTTAAGGTTGTAGAAAGTGCAATCCCTTTAGCAAGTAGCGAGAACGAAATTAAATAGGGTAATTTTACCTTGAATAAATAATATAAAATTGATTAACTTTGAACAAACAAAACAAATAAACTATGACACCACAAGAAAAAGCAAGAGATTTAGTAGATAAATACAATAATTCTATTATGTCATTTTTAAGTGATAATATGAAATACCAAAACGCAATAAAATGTGGATTAATAGCAGTAGATGAAATTATTAAATTATTAGTAGATTTATCAAATAATAATTTTACATACTTAACTGAGGTAATGTATTACCAAAAAGTAAAACAAGAGCTTGAAAAACTTAAAAACAAATAAACTATGAAACAAGAAACAATCTTAGAAACACTAAAAAACATTTGTCTTAATTGTTTAGCAAATGAGCCATCAGATCCTACTGAAAGAGAAATAGGATATTCAGCGGCAATGGAACATATAGTTCAAATAATAGATAAACAAACCAATAAAATTGAAAAACAAACAGCAGTAGAATATTTAATTGAACAATTATTTCCAAAAGCATTAAGCGAAGAGCAATATTATCATATTGAAAAAGCCAAAGAAATGGAGAGGAAACAACAAGAACGAATGAAAGGGGAAAGTAAAATACATTGGAAAACAACATTAGTTAACATTAAAAACAAATAAACTATGGAAAAACAACAAAGATATTTTATTCTGGAAGCAGAGCCATCAAATGAAATTTTATATAATAAGTTAAATGACTATTTAAAAGAAGGGTGGTTTATAATAAGTACAACTGCTTCAAATAATGCTTTTTTTGTAGTAATAGAAAAGGACTTTACCTTAAAATAATGTTCACTACCGGAGTACTTTACAAAGCTAATTTAGATGCCAAAGAGGATATTGTAGTTAATCAAGGGGGGACTTCTTCTGGTAAAACCTACTCTATTCTCCAGGTGCTATTTACTTTTGCAGTAAGTCAGCCTAATTTAGTTATAACTGTAGCCGGACAAGACATACCTAACTTAAAAGCCGGAGCTTTAAGAGATGCCATCACTATTTGGAGCTCAAGTGAGGAACTAAAGCAATTAGTCAAGGAATATAATAAGTCGGATAGGATATTTACCTTTCAATCTGGAAGTATAATAGAGTTTAAAAGCTATGATGATGCTCAAGATGCCAAGAATGGTAAAAGGGACTACTTATTTATCAATGAGGCTAATGGGGTGCGTTATGATGTATTTAACGAGCTTTATATGCGTACTAAAGTCAAAACCTATATTGACTACAATCCAAACGAGGCTTTCTGGGTGCATGAAAAGTTATTAGGACAACCAAATGTTAAATTAATCATATCCGATTATAGGCATAATCCATTTATAGACAAGAAGTTAGTAGATAAAATTGAAAACCTTAAAGAGGTAGACCTTGAATTGTGGAAAGTATATGCCAGAGGAATGACCGGTAAGATTGAGGGTTTAGTGTTTAGAAACTATACAAGGTGTAGCGAAATACCAATTGATGCAACTTTAGTCGGTTATGGCTTGGACTTTGGGTTTACAAACGATCCAAGTGCGTGTGTTGGGGTATGGAGGTATAATGGGGAGCTTTATATTAAGGAGTTTGTATATGAAAGGCAATTGACTAATCCAATGTTAGCAGATAAGTTAAAAGAACAAGGCATTACTTCGGTTATAGCAGATAGTTCCGAGCCTAAATCTATTCAAGAGTTATTTAATTGTGGTATCAATGCAAGTGGGGTTAAGAAAGGAGCTGACTCGGTAAGAGCTGGTTTAAACCTACTCAAAGGCTATAAAATGAATATCACAAACGATAGTACTAATTTATTAAGAGAGTTAGCAAGTTACAAGTGGAAGCAAAAGAATGGAGAAATGCTAAATGAAGTTATTGGAATGAATGACCACGCAATTGATGCTTTAAGATATGTGGCACTAACTTACCTACAAGGTGGGTTTGGGCAATACTCCTTTTCGTAAGGTACTTTCTATTTTTTACCTATTTAAAATAAACTACAACAATTAATTTATGAGCAAAATGGATTGGAGCTCCGTGTCCGTATATCAGTTTCAACAATTGGAACAACTTAAAACAGATGACAACTTTGAGGCTATCGTTAAGGTAGTAGCAATTCTATATAACTTGACTGAAAAGCAAGTAGATGCAATGCCTATGAACGAATTTAACAAGAAGTGCAAGGAGATTGAATTTATATATAAAGAGCAACTACCGAGCAAAACTTGTAAGTATATCAAAGCAAATGGCAATGTTTATCGTTTTATTCCAGATATAAGAGAGATAAGAGTGGGTGGGACTGGTAGATATATAACAACTAAATACTTCCAAAGAGATGTAGTTCAAAACTTACATAGGATTGCAGCTTCAATGGTAATGCCACAAAAGAAAAGCTGGTTTGGGTATAGAGATTTAAAATACCAAGACCAAGACCACGATATATATGCAGAAGATTTGTTGAGTGCATCAATCGTAGAGGTTTACGGAATGGTGGTTTTTTTTTGCAAAGTATATCTAAACTGGATGGACAATTCAAAGGACTATTTGGAGAGCCTATTGAAAGAAGCGAAGATGAGCCAATCCGAGTCCGAGAAAGTGGTAAACGATTTATGGACACTTATGGCTGGATCTATCAAGCAGCAATTGTTGCCGAACACGAAAAAGTAAAGTTAGATGAGGTATACGATATGCCGGTACTTCAATTCTTAAATGATTTAGCATATTTGAAAGCGAAACAAGATTACGAGCAACAACAGATTAAAAATTTAAAATAAATGGCTTCAATATATTCATTTGGCGAAAGTAAAAAGGACTTCCTCACAACCGGTAAAATGGATGAGGTAGATACTTTATTAGCTACTTATGCCCAAATATTTATTGAGTCAGCACAAAGAAACTTAAGAAGCCAAAAAAAGATAGTAACTGGGGAGCTTATGAATATGACTTTTGATGTCAAATTTATGGGCAAAGGATATGAGCTTACATTGGGATATCCTAAAGACAGTAAAGCTGCAGAATATTGGGACTATGTGAATAAGGGTGTTGCTGGATATGGTAAGCAAATAAGTGGGAGTCCTTATAATTTTAAAAGCCCATTTGCAAATAAGAAAATGGCTGGGGCTATTCTTATGTGGATTAGGAGAAATTCAATTAGACCAACTGAAAAAAAGAAGCTATCTGGCTTAGAAAAGAAGAGAAAATCAATAAGAAAATTAGCTACTGAGGCTAATAGTGTTAAGCAATTAGCTTATGCAATATCAACTAAAATAAAACGAGAGGGTATTAAGCCATCTAAATACTTTGACAATGCTTTAAGGTTATTTAATTCAGCTAAATTTAAAAGTGATTTAGCAGAAGCAGTAGGCTTTGAGGTGCAAGTAGTAATTAAAAATTCATGGGAAAATAAATAAATATGCCATCAATATTACAAGGAAATTACACAGTAGGGCAAATGAGGTCATTATACAGACCTTTAATTCATGCTTTTGGAGAGAATACAGTTACTCCTTTACCTTATTCTTATAACAGATTTATATTTGATATTTATATCAACGGAGTAATGGTTTTAAGAGAGTTTAAAGCTATTACTTTTGATGCTACAATCTATGCTTATATAGACGTATCTCCTATTATAAAAAACTACATTTCATCAACTATAAGCACTTCATATCCAGCGTTTATACAATATCAAGTTAAATGTGGGGTTGAGGACTTAAGTGGGAATATAACTACAAACGTAGCTACAGATACTTCAATAGCTTGGTATGGTTACCCATCGTTTAGTAATGACTCTTTATTAACTGATTTAGGGTTGGTTTCTTATGCTGGTGCAGCTCCTTTGTATTTAAGTACAAATAGGTATAGAGTAATTAATTCTTATGGGAATTACTCGGTTTATGTTCCTATATTCAAATCTCAAACCTATGTAGGAGGTACAGTTAATTTTGGTACAATAGCAAGTCCAAGTACTTATACATTTAATGACTCTTTAAATGCTGTAGGTGTTTACAATGCTAAATTAACAAGCTCAATATTATTTGGAGATGCAAGTAAAGTATTATTTGATGTTGATGGCGATGCTTTCAATAATGTACTTAATAATACTACAGTAAATGTAAACTTCAATTGCACAAAGAATAATCCAGTAATGATACACTTTCTAAACTCAATGGGTGGGTTTGAGAGCTTCTTATTCTCTGGGGTTAATCGTGTAAATACAAACATAGAGCGTAATGCTATAAATAAATTAGGATTAACTACTACTTTGACTGCAAGTGGTTTAGATAGAGGGGTAAATATTAGCCGAGTAGCTAATTCAATAATAGCAGAGGGCAAAGTCAACTACAATAACACAATGACTCATAAAATGAGGTTAATAAGCGACTATGTTAGCGAAACTGACTTTTTATGGTTAAGAGAATTACTTGCTTCTCCTTTAGTTTATGCTCAAATAGATAACAATACAACCATGATACCTGTTACAATTGAAACAAGCGATTGGGCAGAGAAAAAACAAGGGGCTGACAAGATATTCAATTTAGAAATAGATATACTTTTAGGAACACAATCAAGCCAATTAAGATAATGGTTACACAAATATTTGTAGAGGGTTTTGAGTTAGATTTAACAGATGATATAGCTTGTGAATTAAGCTATGTTATAGATGATGTAAAGGACTTCGGAAGTAAGAATACGAGCTATTCAAAGACAATCGTAATACAAGGCACTCAAAGGAATAATAAGGTATTTAATCATATCTCCGAGCTTGGTAGATTTTTGGCTATTGAGAACTTAAATACTTCTGCTCCGAATGTAAATGAGAATTATACTGCAGCCATTGGAAGCAATTGCGTTATATTAGTAGATAATATTCAAATCTTTAAAGGCAAATTAAGAGTTTTAGAGGTTGTAAGATATGCTAATCATGTAGAATACGAGTGTGCAGTATTTGGTGAGTTAGGTGGCTTTTATTACGAGTTAAGCAAAGGCACAACAGATAGTATTTCAAATATTTCAAATGGCGTTAGCTTATTAGAAAATCTTGATTTTACAGATTTAAACCATGATTGGAATTATACTAATATGGTTGCATCTTGGACAAATAGAAATACAAGTCCAGGCGTTGGGTACTTTTATCCTTTAATTGATTATGGGAAAGTAGCACAAACTTCAACAAGAAACCATTTTTATGATCAAGCATTAAGACCGGCAATATATGTAAAGGAATATATAGATAGAATATTCAGCTCGGTAGGCTATACTTATGACTGCTCATTCTTTGAGTCGGACTTTTTCAAGACCTTAATTATACCTAACAATGATGATAGATTAAAAGTACAAGTTTCTAATTTATTAGATTTAGGTAGTAATTATAGCACTACATTTAGTTCTTCTCCTTATACATTATTATGGTATACTGGTAGCTTTAGAGATTTTAATTCAATAGGAAGTGGGCAATATCAATATGTAGGAGCTAATCCGTTAGCAAACCTTAATTTTAATTTTGGTTTTGATATGCGATTTTCTCTTGGACCAGGCACTTATTCATTTGAGCTTTGGAAGAATGGTGCTTATCTACAAACTTTAGATAGCTTCAATACGAGTGGATTTCCTACTGGTCCTAACTTTAATTTTAGATACCTTAAAAACATATCTACAACGCTATCAATAGCAGTAAATGATATCTTTAAGGTTAATATTTTATATACTCCGTCTGGTGGTGGCAGTTTTAATGTAGGTTTGGACGTTTATATTAACTCTTGGACAATTGACTCTCCGGTTAAGGTATTAACTCAAGCATATATAGATGACACTATTGTAATGAAATATGCAGTACCTAAAAACATTAAAGTATCGGACTTCTTTACTTCAATACTTAAAATGTTTAATCTATATGTAATTGAGGACAAGTTTATTCCTAAAAGATTGATTATTACTCCATATATAGATTTTTATACAAATGAGGCTTTAGATTGGACTGATAAAATAGATAGAAGTCAAGAGATTAGATTAAAGCCTATGGGCGAATTGAATGCAAGAGTATTTAATTTTAAATTCAAGAATGATGATGCTTACTGGAATAAAACCTATAAAGAGAAATATAACGAGGGTTATATGGACTTTACCTATGATAGTGAGTATGAATATGCTAAAGACAAGGAAGATTTAGAAGTTATTTTTGCAAGTACTGTAAACTATGCTCCGGTTGGTGAGCCTAAAATAGTACCGGCTTTATATAAAGAGGGCAACTTTGCAGATGAGAGTATTACTTCAAGTAATATCCGTATCCTACAAACTAAAATGTTGACAGTTTCTCATTGGGATATTAGAGATAGCTCCGGTGGTAACTTACAAACCAATATACATCAATTCCCTTATGCTGGTATGTGGGAGCACCCAACTATCCCAGATAATGGCACTTACTTTCAATCATTAGGTTGGGCATCTCCAAAAGAGATTTATTACACGATTACCGGCACATCGGTAAACTATGGTTTATTCAATGCTTTCTGGAGTCCTTACTTTGCAGAAATTACTGATCCTAATAGTATTATCCTTACTGCTCACTTTTGGCTGACAATGATAGATATTAGAACATTAGATTTCAGTAAAAACATACTTATAGATGGAACTATATGGAGAATAAACAAAATAGACAATTATAATCCTTTATTGAGCGTTCCAACAAAGGTTGAGTTATTAAAAGTAATAGATAACACTTTTGACTACAACCAATATGTAGCTGGATATAAAGACAGATTGAATTTGGCTGGTGCATTCTACGAGGGCGAGGCTTGTTTAGTAAATAAAATAAATAATTTAGAACTTATATAAAATGGCAGAAAATATAGTAGGAATAAAAATTGAGGTTGGTGGCAAAGAGCAAGTTGTTAGCTCAATGGGAGAACTTCGCAAGGTCTTAAAAGATTTGAAGTTTGAGCAATTATCACTATCGGAGCAATTTGGTGCAACTTCGGAACAAGCTATCAATGCAGCTAAAAGAATAAAAGAATTAGAAGATAGAGTTAATCAAGCAAAAGAAGCTACAGACCAATTTGATCCTGGACAAAGATTTCAAGCATTTTCAACTGCAGCTTCACAATTAGCCGGAGCATTCGGTGCAGTTCAAGGGGCAATGGCTCTTGTTGGTATTGAAAGTGAAGATTTGCAAAAGCAACTTGTAAAAATACAAGGTGCAATGGCATTATCTCAAGGGTTGAATCAAATAGCAGATTTAGGAAAATCTTTTGATCAATTAAAGATTACTGCAGTTAATACTTTTAGAGTAATAAAAGCTGAAATTGGAGCTACTGGTATTGGAGCAGTAATATTAGGGATAAGTGCTGCAGTTGTTTTGCTTATTGAAAATTTTGATGAGCTTGGAGGCGTTACAGAAGATGTTACCAGAAAAAACAAAGCTTATGCAGACACTTTAGAAGAAACAAATACTGCAACAACAGATGCTATTAAAAATGTTAATAAAGTAAAAATAGCATTTGATGAAGCAAAAACTGGAGTAATTACAAAGAAAGATGCTTTAAATATATATAATGAAACTTTAGGAGATGCTTTAGGGAAAACTAATAGTTTAGAAGTTGCAGAAAAGAACTTAAATAGCAAAGCTCAAGCATTTATAACTGCTACAATGCTAAAAGCTCAAGCAAATGCAATGTATGCTCAATCTGCTAAATTACAAGCTGAAGCTCTAACTGCTGGACAAAAAGATAATGTTTCTTGGTGGGAAAAAAGTTTAGCTGCAGTAAATAGCTTTTTTACAAATGGTATTGTAACTTATAAAACTTCATTAGCATCTTATCAAGCCATTAACACTCAAGAGATTAGAGATGGTTTGAAAAAGCAAAGTGATATAGTACTTAAAGAGGCTGATAAATTAACAAACGAAGCTGAAAAAAAGCAAAAAGAAGCTGGTATAAAATTAGGTGTAAAGGCTGATGATAATACAGAAATTAAAAAAGAAAAAACAAAACAAGAAAAATTACAAGAATTATTAGATGAATATAAATTAAACAATAGAAGAAGAGATGCTGACCAATTAGTTGAGTTAGATAATCAATTAAAAGAAGAGATTGATGCAAATAAAAAAGCAAATGAGCAACAAGCTGCTGATGATGCAGCTGCAGCAACGGAGAGATTAAATATTCAAATAAGAACAGTAAAAATTCGTGAAGCATATAAGAAAAAAGAACACGATTTAGAAAAAGCAAGATTTGAAGAAAGTTTAAAATGGGCAACTACATATGCAGAATCAGCTAAAGGCTTATCCGATGCTTTATATGCTGCTAAATTAGAAGGTGTTGAAAAAGGAAGTAAGGAAGAGCAAGAGATATTAAAAAAGCAATTTGAAACTAACAAGAAAATACAAATAGCTCAAACGATTATAAGTGGATTGAATGGTGTTGTAAATGCTTTAGCTGCAAAATCTGTACTTCCAGAGCCATTTGGGGCAATAGCAAGAGGCGTAAATGCTACTATGATAGGAGCTACAACTGCTGCAACTGTATCTAAAATTGCTCAACAACAATTCGGTGGTACTACCGGAAGCATGAGCGTATCTGGTGGAGTTGGTGGTAATGCACCTATGACTCCAAGTGTACCTATCCAACAAACAGTAACTCAATTAAATCAAGGCACAATTAATGCACTCGGAAATCAAGCTATAAAAGCATACGTTTTAGAGAGTGATGTAACAAATTCACAAAATAGAGTAACAAGAATACTTAATTCAAGTCGCTTTAAATAACATTTAAACTATTTACTATTATATGGCATATGTATACAGACATATAAGAAAGGATAAAAATGAGGTATTTTATATAGGAATTGGGTGTAGTCCTAACTATAAAAGAGCATATGAAACTCATAAAAGAAATAGAATTTGGGATAGGACTGTATCATTAACAGAATTTGAAGTAGAAATATTATTTGATGAGCTAACATGGGAAGAGGCTTGTGAAAAAGAAAAGGAATTTATAGCGTTATATGGTAGGGTTAATTTAGGTACTGGCACTTTGGTTAATTTAACAGATGGGGGAGATGGTGGATTTGGAGTTGTTAAAAGTGAAGAAGAGAAAATTAAGAGAAGTGAAAAAATGAAAAAACAACATAGTTGGGCTAAAAATGATAAAAGAAATAAAATAGTTGAAAATTTAAAGCTAAAACAAACTGGATCTGGCAATAGCTTTTATGGTAAAAAACATACTGCAGAAACTTTAGAAAAAATAGGAGAGGGAAGAAGAAAATATATTTTAGATTTACAAACAGGCATTTATTTAACAATTAAAGAATATTCAGAATTAAATAATATAGCAATTAGTACAACAAGAGAAAGAATACCAAAAAACAAAAATTATAAATATGAATAATATAAATAATATACCATTTTACTATTTAGATATCAACTCCGACTTCTACGATGATAGTGAAGTGGACTTCATCGCACTCGTTGACAAACCTGCAATTCAAAAGAATTTCTTAAAGTTTGCTGACTCATTTAGCGACTATCCGGAGAGTGTAAAGAATACTGCTCAAAAGGCTTTAGATTGGGCAGAGGAAAATGGTTGGGGGACTTGTGGCACTCAAGTAGGTAAAACAAGAGCTAATCAATTAGCAAGTGGAGAGCCAATATCTTTAGACACAATTCAAAGAATGTACTCATACTTAAGCAGACACAAAGTAGATTTAGAAAGCTCTAAAAGCTATGAAGATGGTTGTGGTAAGTTAATGTATGATGCTTGGGGTGGCGAAGCTGCTTTGACTTGGGCAGAAAACAAACTAACAAGCGTTCAAAAAATGAAATTCTCAATCAATGAAGATGAGCAAATCGTTTCTGGTCCTTTAATGTTAAGTGATACTCCGATATATAGATTTGATGCGAACGGAGAGTATTACGTTGTATTCAATGCAGATACTATTCAAAAGATAGTACAAAAGTACTTCCAAAAGGGATATCAAGCTAATGTAAACTTAATGCACGATCCTACTCAAATCGTAGATGGCGTTACTTTATTTGAGAGCTTTATTACTTCAAAGAAAAGAGGCATACAACCAATGGTCGGTTTTGAAGATGCTCCAGAGGGTAGTTGGTTTGGTAGCTTCAAGGTAGATAATCCAGAAGTATGGGCTTCTATTAAGAACGGAGATTTTAAAGGCTTCTCGGTTGAGGGTTTATTTAAGTATAAAAGACCGGAGGAAATGAAAGCCGAGCAAATAAAAGCTCAAATCAAAAACTTACTTGACCAAGTTAAGTTGCACTAAAATTATTGTTCACTAATTAAAATAAAATATATCATGCACCCAATTGATTTCGTAAACAAAGTAAAAGAGCTATTTAACGAAGCTCCAATTGCTACAGAAAGTCAAGTTGAGTTTGTAGAGTACACGTTAGAAAATGGTACTACAATCAACGTAGATAAGTATGAAGTAGGTGGCGTAGTTACTTTAGCTGATGGAACTTTTGCACCTATGGGAGAGCACATTTTAGCAGACAAATCTGTAATCGTTGTAGACGAGAACGGAGTGATTGTTGAAATTAAAACTCCAGAGGTAGAAGAAGAAATGCCGGAAGTAGATGCCGAGCAAGAATTAAAAGAGAAAATTGCTAAACTTGAAGAAGAATTAGCAGCTACTAAAGGTCAATTTGAAGAGCAATCTGCAAAATTGGTAAGCCAAGAGGAAAATGCTTTAGCAATGTACTCTAAATTTGAAGCAGCTATTAAAGATTTAGCTTCTGCAATTGAGGGTTTAGCTACAACTGCAACTGCTGATCCAATTGATGCTCCAAGTAGCTTTCAAAAAATTGAAAAGAAAAACGAAAAAATCAATCGTTTTTTAGAAATGGCTAAAAAAGTAAAATAATCAAATAACAATTTAAAATTAAGAAAAATGGCGTTTAACGTAAGTGCTTTATCAAACTACACTATTGAAAATCAAGATTTATTAGTGTCTGCTGCTGTATTAGGAGCAAAAACTGCTACTTTGATTAAAAATCAAGGTAACGTAATGGTAGGTGTAAAATCTGCTGAAAAAATTAACATCATGGATACTGATGCAGTATTCCAAGCTGGTGGAACTTGTGGCTTCAATGCTTCTGGTACTACTACTTTCACTCAAAGAAGTGTAACTATTGGTAAAATCAAAGTTAACGAAGCTCTTTGTATCAAATCTTTAGAAACTAAATATCTTCAAAAAGCATTACCTGCAGGATCAATGTACACTGAAATGGTTTATGCTGAAGACTATTCTAACTTAAAAGCTGCTAAAATTGCTGCTCAATTAGAAACTGCTATCTGGCAAGGAGATACTGACTCTCAAACTGCTAACTTAGCTCGTTTTGATGGTTTAATCAAATTAGCTGGTGCTGACAATACTGTTGTAGCTGCAAACTCTACTACTTACTTACCGGCTGCAATTACTACTACAACTGGTATCGTTGCTGCTAACGTAATCTCTATCTTTGATGCAGTTTACAAAGCAATCCCAGCTCAAATCGTAGCAATGGATAGCACTAAAATCTTCTGTGGTCAAGATGTATTCCGTACATACACTATCGCATTGAAAAATGCTAATATGTTCCATTATGCAGTAGATGCTAAAGCTGATAGTTCATTCTATTTGCCAGGTACTTCAATTGAAGTTATTGCAACTCCAGGTTTAAATGGTACTTCTAAAATCTATGCTACTAATTTAGAAAACTTATTTTTAGGTACTGACTTATTGAACGAAGAAGAAAAATTTGAAATCTTCTACGCTAAAGAAGCTGATGAAGTTCGTTTCGTAAGTGAGTTCAAAATGGGTGTTAACTACGCATTTGGCTCTCAAGTTGTAGCTTTCATTTTAGCTACTCCATAGTAATAAAATTATAGTGGGGGATTAAGTTCCCTCACTTTTCTTCTTTCTAAATTTTTAAATTAAATAAACATGGCTTGTCCTTTAACTCAAGGTTTCGTATTAGACTGTAAAGAGTCGTTAGGTGGTGTAAAGTCAGTAAGATTTGTAGAATTTGATAATGCTTCAATGACTTATGCTGCTGGTGTTGCTACAATAACAATGGATGCTGGTAAGAAATTTTGGTTGTATTCTCAAGTTCGTGAAACATCTTCACTTACTGAAACTATTACTGCTAACGTACAAAACGGAACTATATTCTACCAACAAGAAGTTGTAGTAATATTAAATAAATTAGCTGCAGCTACAAGAAACGAAATCTTGTTACTTGCAAAAAACAGATTATTAGCTATCGTGGAAGATATGAATGGCTCATTCTGGTTATTAGGTGCAAAAAATGGTTTAGATATTACTTCTGGTAATTCTGCTACTGGTACTGCATCTGGAGACAGAAATGGCTACTCTTTAACTTTCCAAGCAATGGAAGCTGAGCCAATGTGGTCAGTTTTAAAAGCAAATGTAGATAGCATTACAAACTAAGGTTGTTCGTAGTTGTATATAAAAGAGGGGTGGTTTTTACCACTCCTTTTTGTATTTTTAGAGGTTTGCCTATTTACTAATAGAATGGTACTAAACGTTGACAATCCTACTAATTTTATCTTCACTCTAAATGAAAAAGAAACGAGTGCATGGGCTTATTGGTATTTTCAGTTTACTAATGTGGTTACGAAGCAAGTAATAACTGTAGTAAAATTGAGAAGCACCGATTTAAGTCCTTATCCTAATAGATACAATGAATTTCCTTATGCTTTTTTCAATGCTTTAACAATTGGGCAATGGAATTATTTAGTATTTGGCTCTAATTCAGCAGTAGCTACAACCGGTCAAGAGTTAGAAGTTGGTTTAGTGAGAGTAATTGACAATGATACAGTATTTACAACTAACGAAACATTAAATACATACGTAGTTTATGGATAATTTCAGTATATTAACATTTGCAGAGGCAAGACAACCGGACTATAAAGAGAAAAAGGGAGTAGGTTATTATGAGTATGGTCATTTAAACGACTATCCAGAATACTTATTAGAGCTTTATAAGAAATCTGCAAAGCATCAAGCATTAATAAAAGGTAAGATTAACTATATCTGTGGCAATGGCTGGAAAGCTGTAGACGTTTACGGAGAGCTTTTTATTAAACACGCAAACCAAGTAGAAACACTTGAGGAAGTAACTAAAAAGATAGTAACTGATAACGAGCTTTTCGGTGGCTTTTATCTTCAAGTTATTTGGTCAATGAATGGCATGATCTCGGATATTTATCATGTAGATTATTCTAAAGTTAGAACAAACAAAGACAATACAGAGTTTTGGATTAAAGATAATTGGAAAGACAGACACGAAGAGGTTAAAGTATATCCGGCATTTAATCCTAACTTTCCTAAAGGAAGCCAAATCTTATTTGTAAAAGAATACAGAGCTGGTATTAGTATTTATCCTTTGCCCTCTTATTTCGGTGGTTTGAATTATATTGAGAGTGATATTGAGGTAAGTAAACACGTTTTAGGCAATGCACAAACTGGCTTCACTCCGAGTAAGTTAATTACTTTACCAAACGGAGAGCCTAATCCAGAAGAGAAAAGAATTATTGAGCGTAAGTTTGAGAATAAGTTTACCGGTAGTGATGGCAAGAAATTCTTATTGTCATTTGTAAACGATAGTGGTAGAAAACCTATTATTGATGATTTAGGGGCGAGTGATTTAACTAAAGAAGATTTCGGTCATGTAGACGAGTTAATTAGAACTAACATTTATGTAGCACATCAAATTACTACTCCGGCTTTATTTGGTATTGCAGAGCCTGGTAAATTAGGAAGCAGACAAGAGATGCGTGATGGATATGAGATATTCAAAAATACTTATATCAATTACAAGCAAAGACAAATTGAAGCAGTTATTAATATGATAGGCAGCTACAGAGGTGTAAAAGAGCCAATGTATTTAATAGCAGTTGAGCCAATAGGTATTGAATTTGGAGAGCAAACAATAGCTGCAGTAGCACCTAAAGAGTGGATATTAGAGAAGTTAGGTATTGATATGAGTCAATATCAAACACAGCCACAAAAAATGAGCGATGAGTTTATATTTGAAGAGTTTGGCGAAGCAAGTGAGAACTTTCAAGTATTTAAAAAGAAAGCAAGGTTTGATGAATATACTGATTACGAATTGTTTGCAACTATAAACCAAGTTAAAGCTGATATACTTGACTTAATAAGCAAGGATAAGAGAATAACTCCGGAAGTAATTGCAGATACTTTAAAGATTGATATTGATGTTGTAAATAGAAACATTGAGGACTTAATTAAAAGTGGTAGTTTAGCTCAAGGAACGGAGAACGGAGTTTTAATACATGAATTAACTTCTCCTTTAAAGGACTTAACTAAAATAGAGCCAGAAACAAAATCTTTTATGATTAGATACTCTTATGAGTGGAAAGATATAGTACCGGCTGGAGAGAGAAATACTGCTGCTCACCCAAGTAGAGAGTTTTGCAAACGATTAATGTCTTTAGATAAATTCTATTCAAGAAGTGATATTGAGCAAATTAGTGCAAGATTAGGTTATTCAGTATGGGACAGAAAAGGTGGTTGGTGGACTATGCCGAGTGGCGAACATTCTCCAAGCTGCCGACACGAATGGAAAAGCAATATCGTAATGCGTAAAAACAAATAAAAATGAGCAAGAACATACTTATAATTAGTCCTAATTCAATTAAAGAGCGTAGTGGTTTAGCCGGTAACGTAGATGAGAAACTACTTTACCCAGAAATCAAAGCGAGTCAAGATATGTATATACATCCGGCTCTTGGTACTGCTCTTTATAATCGCATTCTTACCGGTATTCAAGCTAATAACTTAACTCCTGGAGAGGTTACATTGATTAATGACTATATAGCAGACACTTTGGTTTATTATGTGTTAAGCGAATTGAGTGTAGAGTTAAATTATCAATTCTATACTAAAGGTGTGGTACAAAAAACTGGAGAGAATACAAATCAACCATCAATGCAAGATTTGTTAGATATTTCAGCAAGATACAAAACAAGAGCAGAGTTCTACAAAGAGAGATTAATCAATTATTTAAAATACCAAGCTTCAATAGGTAACTTACCTTTGTATATTAATCCAGGAAGCACGATAGAAACGATACTACCGGACAATGATGCTTATACAAGCTCTATATTTTTAGATGATTGTTGCTACGATAGAAAAAGAACGTTTGAAGAGAAATATCAAGGAAATATTTATAGAAACTGCAACGATTGCTAATGGCAAAAAATTATAACAACAAAAATGTTGAGAAGTTAAAAATCTTCTTGGCTAAAATTGAAAAAAATGACACTAAACCAAGTAATACAAACAATAAGCTCGTTAGGGGAAAGTCATAAGCAAGTCAAAACAGTTTTTTTCGGAGACACGTTTGACTTTTTAGAGCAAGGGGATAATAACTATCCGGCTATGTTTTTTAACATTGCTAATGGCTCTATAAGTGGCAATGTGATGACTTTTAATGTTGAGTTATTTACTTTGGATAAAACCTTACAAGATCAAACCAATGTAGAAGATGTAAAAAGCGACTGCATTCAAATAGGTGGGGATATACTTTCAGCTTTAAAATACAATCAAGAAGTTCGTTTAGGCGATGTATCTTTTGATGTGGTTGAGGAGCAAACTCCGGACTATTTAGGTGGGGCAAGATTTAGCTTTACTTTGGGTGTAGATTTTGTATATAACGAGTGTCAAATTCCTAATTAAACCTATTTAAAATAAAAAGAAATGACTTTATTAGAAAGAATAAGTGGTGCAAGTGGAAGTTA